TAGCAGAATCGTCACGCCCCAAAACTGTGGGCAAACCAATGTTTGTAGTTGCTACGACACCGTGAACCTGTCAAACGCTAAAGTGCTTTTGTCCCTGTCTTGCGTCGGGCAGGGCAGGGACACCCCCCAAAGGAAAACGACATGGGAATTTTTAGCAAAGTAAACAAAGCAGCTGTGAGTCCTACACCTGCAAAGGCGGCGGCCGCTGGTAGTGGTTTCTTTCCCCAAACACAAATGGGGAACATAGGAAACTTTTATGCTTACCAGGCTGGACAAGCAAGAAATAAGGCGATGTCTGTTGCCGCTATCAGTCGAAGCCGTGACCTTATGGCTTCAGTGTTGGCTTGCATGAAACTGAAGATGTATACCGAAATTTGGAACGGTGAAGAAATGGAACAGGTGCCTTTGGCGCCCCGTTCTTGGTTGGCACAGTTAGACCCCAAAATGCCTAATAACTTTATGTTTCCATGGATTTTTGATGACCTATTTTTCTTTGGTCGAAGCATGCTTTGGATTACCTCTAGGACCGCTGACGGATACATGGCAAGCGCCACCCGTTTGCCAATGGGCAGTATTTCGACTGAGGACATGTCAGGCCCAGTGTGGTTTGGTAAGTCTGACGCCATTTTCTTTAATGGTCAACAGTTACCGACTGAAGATGTAGTGCAAATCTTGTCGCCAACCCAAGGCATGATTTACATGTCAGAGCAAGTCATAGCGACAGCGTTGCAGCTGGAATCTGCCAGGTACAGGAATAGTTTTTCGGCAATCCCTGCTGGAATCCTTAAACAAACTGGCGGCGAACCCTTAAGCGCCACCGAACTTGCAGACCTATCTGCAGCGTTTAACGCAGCTAGAGCAACCAACCAGACTGCAGCATTAAACGAATTTTTGACGTACACAGAAACCAATGCGACACCCGACAAAATGCTGTTGATTGAAGCAAGCAACTATCAGGCACTCGAATGTGCAAGATTGTGCAATGTCCCCCCATATTTACTAGGAATTTCCACGGGAAGTTACGCCTACACCAATAGCCAAAGCGCCAAAGCAGACCTGTGGACTTTCGGCCTGTCAATGTACGCCGAAGCAATCACGGCAGCTCTCAGTCAACAACTGCCCAGGGGAACCATGTGTGAGTTTGATTTTGACGAATACCTTAAGGACTACACACTGCCTAAATATGGTAAAAATGATATGCCAGAAGAAAACACCCAGGAGTCACTCGCATGATTAAGTTCAATTTGTCTAACTTCACGATTGACGCCGCCGCCCCAGGGGAACCTTCACGCCGTACAATCACTGGCACCGCTTTGCCTTATGACACTTTTGCGACTGTTGCAGATGGCACCCGTGTTTCTTTTGCAGCTGGTTCACTACCAACCACAGGCAAAATGCCGAAACTGTTTATGTACCACGATTCAACCCAACCAGTGGGCCTAGTCACTGAACGAGTCGACACCGCTGAAGGCATGATGTTCACCGCCAAAATTAGTAATACCAGAGCTGGTGACGAAGCGTTAGTGCTTGCCGCCGATGGTGTTTTAGATTCTGTTTCCGTTGGTGTCAATCCGACTAACTACAAGTTTGATGACAACGGTGACATGATTGTGTTTGCAGCCGATTGGGTAGAACTTTCGCTAGTCCCCACGCCTGCTTTTGCTGGTGCTACTATCAGTCAAGTAGCAGCTTCAGCACCCGACGAAGAAGTCGAAGAAGAAGTCATAGAACCTGAAACCGAAAAGGAAACCCCAATGGAAATTCAAGCCGCCGCCGCTGAAGTCGTAATCCCCACTTCACCAATTTTTGCTTCAGTCAAGAAGGAGCCTCGTATCCCGAACGCTTGGGAATACATGGCCGCCATGCATAAAGGTGGCGACGCTTGGATTAACGCCCAAAAGGTTTTCCAGGATTACCGTGACTTCCACCGTGACCCGTTGGTTACCGCCGCCGCTGGCGACGAGTTCCTGACGTCGGTGCCAGGCCTGTTGACCCAAGTTACGATGGGTCCTGTCTTCCAGGATATTAACTACATGCGCCCTGTCGTTTCGGCACTCGGCGCTAGGGCCATGCCTTCGAGTCCTTCAAGCACTTTCAACCGCCCAACGTGGACAACCCACCAAGCAACAGCAACCAGCCAAACTGAAGGTGCTGCAGTAGCAACTCAGACCGCCGTAATTGCCAACAACACCGTCACCAAGAAAACTTTCTCAAATAGTGCCAACATTTCCTACCAAACATTGGATTTCACCGACCCCGCAGCCCTCAGCATTACAATCAACGACCTCATCGGCGGCTACATGGTTGGCACCGATAATGAGGCTGCAGATAATTTGCTGACCGCCGCTACTTCAGCAGGTGTTTGGGACCTCACGGCAGCCGACCTTTACAAGTCGATTTATGACGCCGCAGTTGTAACGTTGGCTGCAACCAACATGTTGCCAACCCACATGTTTGTCGACCCTGCCACTTATGCGTTGATTATGCAGCTTGCAGATACCACTGGCCGTACTTTGTTTGCCAACCTTAACGGTGGCTTGTCTGGCATGAACGCAATGGGAACTGGTAACGCAACGTCACTTAGTTCTAGCGACAACCGTAACGACAACGGCCCACTTGGTTTGAAGCTTGTCGTTGACAACAACTTTGCCGCCAAGACCATGGTCATCATGAAAGACATTGGCTTTGAAATCTATGAGGATTGGAAGGGCATCATGTCGCTTGACCAGCCCACCACTTTGACTCGTGCAGTATCCACACACGGATACTTCTGTACGTTCAAAGCCAACGGTTCAATGATTCAAAAAATCACCCAGGCATAGTCGAAAGGCGGTAAGGCCGCCCATGGCTGAGTACCAAGTTATCTTCCACCAGCGAATAGACAATTACGCTGTTGTCCAAACTTTGACCCAACCCGATGTTGGCATTGGTGAATCTTTCACTCTTGCTGATTTAGGTCACGGTTTAAATGGTGACCATGTTGTTTACAGTTTGCCTGAATACTATTTTCGTGGTGTAGACACTGAAGGCGATTTGCTCTTTGACTACAGTATTCCGATACCCAACCAGGTGTTGTTTTACGATGTCGGAGACACCCTTGAACGTAGCGCCGCTATCCCACAAGGCACCTTGACGTACACCCAAACATGCACTTGGGTGACAGGTACACAAATAGGTACTTGGTTGGGTTTGGCTTTGGTTGGTGTAGACGAAACTGCTTTCTTAGCCCAGTGTGCTTCAGCAGCTAACAATCTGATTTATCGTCGCAGGCAAGAATCTTCTTACACAGATTCACTTACTACGGTGCCCAGTGCCGATGTCGAGTTAGCCACAATAATGATGGGCGGCAGTATCTACCGCCAGCGTGGTGCTATTGACCAATTCGCTAGTTTTAGCGATATGGGCACAGCTGCAGTTTCAGGCTTGTCACCGTTAATTAAACAGTTGGCTGGTATCCCACGCCCAGCGGTTGCATAATGACTATCCCCACAACACCACTGGTTTATGACGACCTCATTGACTACGACGAAACTGGTGTTGTCTATGACCAGACTGGGTACACAGACCTTTTTAATGAGGCCATAGATGACTTGGCGGCAACCCTGGCAACCATTACTGGTTTGCGTGTGGTGTTTGACCCCGAAAAGATAAACCCACCCTGCGTTTTTATTGACGCCCCCAGTTTTGACTCTTTCAACTACAACATCGTCACCATGAATTTTTCGGTAAAAGTAGTGACACTAGGGGCCGCCGATTTGAACGGCTTACGCAACGTTTTAAACATGTCTGCAAGCCTTCTATCTAAGAACGTGGCAGTGAAATCTGGGCGACCTGGCTACCTGCCGATAGGTGGCCAGACTTTTGCCGCTTATGACCTAACCATAACCATGCAAGCACAGACAGGGTAACCATGAAATACACAATTATTAGCGAAAGAGTTGGTGTCGTGGGCGACGAGTTTGTGCCTAGCGACGGTATCAACGTTGAAGCGTTACTAGCTTACGGTTTTATTGTTCACGACAAGACACCCTCAAAATCTGCTAAAACTATTACACCAGCAAAGAAGGATTAACCCATGGCTTCAGCAACTTACCTCAGCAACCCAGGCGTAATGATTAACTCAGTTAATTTGACCGACATGTGTACCAGCGCCACCGTCACCAACCGTTCTTCGGCGCTTGAGGCCACGGCATTTGGCAGTACGTCACGGTCATACGTGGCAGGCCTTTTTGACCAGGAAATCACCCTGGACCTTTACATGTCATATGCGGCTACGGAAACTTACGCAACGCTTGCCGCTTTGGTTGGCACAGTCACCACCGTAAAGGTTGCGACTACTGACGCCGCTTTGACCACTGCCACTGCGACGAGCCCCCGATTTGAATTGGTGGGAACTTTCCTAGAGGAATTGCCTGTCATAAATGCGACCATGGGCGAATTAAGCACCATCAGTATTACTTTTAAAGGTGGGGTACTGACCACCGTAGTTTCATAATCACACACAATCCACAAAGGAACCCGACATGCAACTAACACTTAGAGTCGACCAGGGTGATGGCCCAGTCGAAGTAAGCACAAACCTTTTTACGATTGTGTCATGGGAACGCAAATTCAAACGTAAGGCCAGTGACATGTCGAACGGTATCGGCATTGAAGATTTGGCGTATTTAGCACACCAGGCATGTCAGCAACACAATGTGGTTGTGCCGGTTGTTTTAGATGACTTCATCAAAAAACTGGTGTTGCTTGAAGTAGTCAGTGATGAACCTGACCGCCCTACCTTGCCAGTACCTACCGATTCGCTTTAGCAAGTCTGTTAGCGGCGACAGG